AGTTCAGACCAAGACACCGCAAGGAGATGGTATTTCGTTCACCAGAAGATCGTTGCTATTCTGTATATGATTTGAGTAGTCCGAGGTTTGTCAGACATCCGTACTTCTGGCATAAAATTGAGCTACCTAAACCACTTGATGCTATGGTGAGTCCATATGGAAGATGACAAGATGCTGCCAAGGTTTGTTAAGGGTGGGCTAGGTGGCCCCGGCAGGCCGAAGAACGCCATTAATAAGAACCGTCTGGTAGCAGAAGTACTGAATAAACTGAATTTTGAGCCGTTAAAAGAGGCTGTATCCCTGTATCGGGATATAGATACACCTCCTAAAGTTAAATCTGACATTGTTTTAAAGATTATGCGTCTTGTTTACCCAGAAGTTAAACAAGTTCAAGTTGAAAGTCATAGTTTATCTAACGCTATGAACCCTATTGCGGAAGCTATGCTGCAGATTCAAGAACGCAAAGCAGGATTTGACTACAATACGGAGGGTATGAGTGGCAGAAAAGACCCAAAAGAACCTAGTACGTCTAATTAAGAGCCGTACTTGGCGATTAAACAACCTATATCACATCAGACCGAAGGAAGGTAGCTCTTTAATACCCTTCCGACTGAATTGGGCACAGCAAGAACTCTACGGGAATATCTGGAACAGGGTTATTGTCCTGAAAGCCCGTCAATTAGGGGTCACAACCTTCTTTTCTGTCCTGTTTCTGGACGATTGCCTGTTTAATCCTAATAGAGAGGCAGGTATCATAGCAGATACCCGTGAAAATGCGGAAGAAATCTTCCGTACCAAGGTAAAAGACGTATTTGACAACGTAGCAAAAGACATTCCTGCCTTAAGAGAACTCATTCACGATACAATTAAACTGGAAAGTGAGCAAGGAAAGCGTTTGATCTTCAGTAACGGTTCCGCTTTTCGTGTTTCCACTTCGATGAGATCGGGTACACTCTCTCAACTACTGATTACGGAGTATGGTAAGATTTGTGCGAAAGAACCAGAGAAAGCAAGAGAGGTTAGAACGGGTAGTATAGAAACTCTACCTAGAGATGCCTTGTTAGCTATTGAATCTACGGCTATGGGGAATGAAGGTGACTTCTTTAACAAGTGCCGTGACTCTGAGTTGGCTACACTAGCTAAAAAATCCCTGACGACTATGGATTACAGGTTCTTTTTCTTTCCGTGGCACAAGGAGAAAACATATTCTCTGGAAACTACGGCTCAGTTGACACCAGATATTGAGGAATATTTCGATAAGAAGGAAAAGGAACTAGAATATAAGTTTACGCATACACAAAAATCATGGTATGCTAAGAAGGTTTCAGAGTTGGGTGATGATGTCAAGCGTGAATATCCGACTACTGCTAAAGAAGCCTTTGAGCAAAGTATCGAAGGGGCTTATTTATCACGTCACCTGCAATTAGCATATCTGGAACAACGGGTAGGTACAGTACCGTATATTAGACACCTGCCAGTACATACGAGTTGGGATTTGGGGATCAATGATACTACTTGTATCTGGTTCTTCCAAATTCATCAGGATTGTGTTCGTTTTATAGATTACTACGAGAACGCTGATGAAGGTTTATCGCACTATATTAATTTATTAAAAACAAAGGAATACATTCTAGGAAAGAATTTAGCACCCCATGATATTGAGGTGCGTGACTTTACGATAGGTAAGACAAGGAAAGAGTTTGCTAGAGAGCAAGGACTGATGTTTGAAACTGTTCCACGTCCTGCAGACGTGATGGACAAGATTGAAAGCGTCAGAAATTTGTTTCCGCAATTCTACTTTGATGAAAACAAATGCAGTAGAGGCTTGACTTGTTTGAAGAATTATCGTAAAGAATGGGATGATAAGAACGGTTGTTACAAGAATAGACCGTTACACAACTGGGCTTCTCATGGATTTGACGCATTATCTACTTGTTCTCTAGGATTTGAGGCAGGATATTTGACGGTAAAACCCATGCAAGCAAGTGCCGTAGCTGAATATGACGTGTTTGAATAGGAGATAGATATGGGCGGTAAAGGATCAATGCCTGCTATGCCTGCTCCCTACGTGGTAGACCCACCTAGAGAAGCAGACTACTTGCCACCTAAGACGGAGCTACCAGAACCAGAGGCGATTACACAAGCTAAACTGGATGAGGAAAAGCGTAAGAAAATGCAACGCTTGGCTTCTACGGATACAAGAGAATCCACTATTATGAATGAAGGTGGTGCTTTAGGTTTGGGTGCTGTAGAGGAAGATGAACTCAACAAGCCAAGTCTTTTTTATAGAAAGAAAGCTGTAGGCAAAAAATCTACTAAAGGGTTGTTGTCTGCTTGAGGATATTATGGGATTCTCTCCCAAACCAATGATGGGTGGTATGATACATGATGCAAGCCGTCAGCGTGAGTACGATATACGTGAGGGTATGAATCTACCACAGCGTTTTGATCGTCCTAGTGGTAGTTATACTTGGTCAGGAGATGCCCCAAGCGTAGAAGAGTATAAAACATCGGGTGAAAACATTTCAGGGTACATGGAGCGTACCAGAAATCCGTTAATAAAAGGTATGGATTTGGATTATGGTGAAGCACCGACAACATCCGTTACCCCTAAAGGTTCACCTTATACACCACCCGAACAGGGGTATAGTTCCATGTTAAGACAACGTATTATGGATGCGGAAAGACGTACCTTGTCATCGTATAGAAAAGATAACCCAGATATGGCACAGTTAGATATTTATGAAATAGGAGCCGAGAGTATCAACAGGGGTACACCGAGTATTAAAAAACCATATCTAGGCAAACCCAACAGGGGTTTAGAAATGAACCAACCCATTATGGCAGATCAACCTAAAACATTACTTGGAGCGTGAGTTATGAATATTAATCAATTCTTTCAAAGAGAGGACGCTGAGTTTCATAAAGCACTATTTAAAGTAGTGGATTTTAAGGGTGGCTCTGCTCCTCAAATAGATTATGGTGCTATCCACAGGGCACAGGAACAAGAACGACAACGATTGCAAGCTCAAAGGGACGAAGAGTTTCGTGTATCAGGTATCAGGGATTATATAAATTATATGTATGACAATCCAGAACAACTAACCCAACGGGCTGCTACTGGGCAATACTTTAAAGCTATTAGCCCCGGCAAGGTTCCTACAGATTTACTTAAAACGTATGGACAGGATAAGACCATCAAGTTGTCTGATATAAAATCTGACCAGATGAAATATTTTCAACACCGCACATCTGTACCCTCTGTTAAAGAGGGACGAATCCGCTTTGGTAAGCGTTCTGATAAGCCTATTGACAGGCGTGGATTGTTAGGCGGTGGTGAAGTAGAGAAGAAACAACTGTTAGGAGCATAACATGGCTTATGACTATGGTAAGGATGTCAAAAGCATTATTAAGCGTTACGAAACTTTAAAAGAAGATCGTATTCTTTGGGAACCTTTCTTTCGTGATGTTAGAGATTATATTAGACCCAGAAAACAAAATGTAGACAGTTCTACGCACGTTAGTGCGGAACGTCATACTAATAAAATGTTTGATTCCTCTGCGCCTGAAGCAAGTCGTCTAATGGCTATGTCAATGCAGAATGCACTTGTTCCACAATCGGTGGTGTGGTTTGGCTTGTCTATTCCATCGGGGCATCCTCTTTCAGTTTTAAACAAGGAGCCTGATGTCAAGCGGTGGTTCCATGATGTGACGCAGAAAATGTTTTTTGCAATGCACGAAAGTAACTTTTATACCGCTATAGGCGAGTCCTTTTTAGATTTTACTTCCTTTGGTACGATTAATTTATTACTAGAAGAGGATGATTCATACGATGGAGAATTTGGTGGTTTAGTTTTTACGTCTATACCAACAGGTCAGTATGTGTTTGCAGAAGATAAGAGGGGCAGGCCAGATACAGTATTTTGGGAATACACTTTTACGGCAAGACAAGCCAAGCAGATGTTTGGTCAGCGTAGACTACCCGACAAGATCAAGAAGGCTTGTAAAGAAAAGCCTGACGAGAAATTTACTTTTGTTCGTGTCCTTATGCCAAGGGATGATTACAGGAGGGGTTCTCAGGACGTATTAGAAAAGCGTTTCGCATCCGTTGATATTGCTCTTGATGCTAGGGCAATGGTGCGAGAGAGTGGATTTGATGAACTGCCCTAC